AGATTGTGGTTGTATATTTAAAACATAATTAAAAAAATAAAACATATGAAAAATTTTGTTGTGATTAGTAAAGAAGACAGTAGTGATTATTTTATTGTAAGTGACTTAAATGAGTTGATCAATGAAATGTTTGAGGTTGATTTGATGAATGGTGATTCATTTGAAACTGTTAGAGGTTATTTATTTAATAATTATATTGTGTTTGAGTCTGAAAGTAAAATAGATGAAGTTTGGTATTAAAGTGGTTAGTAGTTTACATTTGAATATTTAAAGTAAGAGGTAACTTAGGTTGCCTCTTATTTGTTTATTTAAAGCTGTGGTCGTATATTCACAGCATAATAATTAAAACCATAATACAATGAAAGAACATTTGAAATTTACATTTACAGTTACCAGTTTACTTAGTGCTTGGTGTTTAGCTATGCTTTGGTTGTTGACGGTAAACCGTTAACTCCAACACCCGCATTTAAACCGCATTTAATCCATTCATTAATTTAAAACACGTAACACCATGAGTAAAACATTTAATTTAGTTAATCGCGCATTTGAATTGCGCATACAAAACACCCACCACATTAATGTGTGTGGTGAGCCGGATTTCGATGCGGTGAGTGAGTTGGTGCAAGTGCTTGAGGGCATGTCGCCCATCGAGCTGGCCAAGTTCGAGGCCGGTGTAGGGTTGAGGGACGCATGCCCATTTTAGGGGTGCGTGCGTATATATGCCGTACGTGTATAGTATTATGGTAGTGTACCTCCCGCACGCGTTGCTGTCCATGTACGTGTATCTGTATCCTTTGATGGTACTGCCCGCACCTTCAACTCGTAAACGTATAACGCCGGCCGAGCGTATATACGTATATCCCAACAACGCAACATGGAATTTCGAATTACCCCTTTCGGCAAAAAAATATGAGAATTAAAATCTCTTTCTTTACAAAAAAGTTTGGCATCGACAAAGTATATACGTATATTTACCGCATAAATTAAAGGTTATGAGTACAACATTCGGGGTTAGAATCCCATCAACAGATGAAGTAGTTGAAATAGCAAGAAGGGTAGGAGTAGGAAATGGAAATGTAGATGTATATTTTACAAACCAGATTGCCGAGCTGCTTCCGTTAGAGCTTGAAGTGATCCCAATGGATAATACAGCTCAAGGGGTAAAAACGATTGAAGATTTAATAAAACTAATAAAATAACTATGGAAAAAGTAATTAGAGACGGTCACGTAGCAGTAATAATTTCATCAGGTTGGGGCGCAGGTTGGTCAACATGGCACGGCCATAAAGAATTGATTTTTCATCCTAAATTAGTAAAATGGGTTGAAAGTGAACAACCTACTGTGGTTGCTATATCAACAATATTGAAAGAAATACTTGGTGAAAAAGAAGCAGAACATGTATATCTAGGTGGAGTTGAAGATTTAACAGTTCAATGGCTACCCGAAGGTATTAAATTCAAAATTGAAGAATATGATGGTAGCGAATACATTATTACAGAAAATGATTTAGATATGATAGCATAAGCCCCGCTCGCGAGGGGATCGTAAAACACGGGCTGCATACCGGATGAACTTTCAGTTGCACACTGCTCCCGTTCTCATCGTATAGGAGATAGAGTTAGCCTTCTCGACGTCGTTTAAAAAGGCAATGTTGGATAGTTTAATGGAGTAAAACATCTGCACTGCAGAAGATGCAAGTTTGAGTCTTGCCCAACAACAATAGTCAGGTGGCGTAATTGGTAACGCCTTATATTGGTATAGGAGATATAGGTTCGAATCCTGTCCTGACTACTAAAAATAAAAAGTTATGATATATTTAGATTTATTCTTGTTAGCCACCCATGCTATAAATGGCGTTATGTTTAGAAAAAGAGAAGAGTACAAATGGTCAAATGTTAGTTGGTTCTTCGCCGGACTACAATTGGGCTTTATTTTTATTCATTTAAGAGAAATGGTATGATAGTTGTTAGTCCAACGGGTGAACCCGTAGAAAATCCACTAGTTATAGGTCTAGGTATTGCTTATTTACTATTCATAGCCGGCTATATTTGGTGGAATAATCGCAAAGAGAAGTAGATACGTATATACGTATGAAAGTGGGGAAGGAGGATCATCAAATGGTCCTCTTTTAATTATTTATAATAAACAGAAAACATATGAATGAAGTAACAATAATGAAAGGTAACATCTATACCGATCGTTTTAAAAATATAACTCAAGACGAGTATGATAACACCTCAGGTAACGCGGATATAGGCGAGTATAAAACAATACCTTGGGTGGTATATCCAGGTAATGTAGTTTACTTTTTCTTTACGGATAACATGTTATTTACTGATAAAGCACAAAGTACAGGAGAAGAAGAATTGTTAGATGAGATTATAGCTAAGTACTTTAAAGGAATTAGAGCTAAATCTGTAATTAACTTTGACTACGATTCATTCGCTATAGAAGTAGCTGATAAAGGATTAGCAGAGTTTTTGTCAAAAGGACCAGAAAAACCTTTGCCTTTCTAAACTCATATGTTATATTTAGGTATAATTAATTTGATATGAGATTCACACATATAAATGAATTAAAAACGGTTTTAACTAACGAGTTAAAAACAGATAACTTAAACAAGAAAGCCTTAAATGAATTGTGGAGTGTATTAAGTTCACCTATAAATCAAAGGTATGAAGTGACTAAAGAACATTTAGTTAATTACTATTTAACTTGTGTAAGATTTGAACAATTAAAAGATAATATATAGCGGGGTGGTAGCAGTTGGTAGCTCGTCAGGCTCATAACCTGAAGGTCGCAAGTTCGAGTCTTGCCCCCGCTACAATAAGTAAGAGATACTTAGCAGTCTTTGGTCCAAGACTCATTTAACAATGGACTCGCTCGAGCCGGACAGCGGAATGCCGACTCTTAGGGTAAAAGGTAGTAATCACGCTCCTCCTTCGTAGTGTGACTTTTTTCATAGGGGATGCCCAGCAGGTTTTTATCAATAGGAAAAAAACCGATATAACTACTCATCTGTAATCTCAAGATGGGGAATACACTCAAGTGGCGGAAGCGAGATTGTTGCAACAATCCGATAGTAGACGCTAAGGTTTCGAGTTCGAAAGAACATATTGGTGCAAGTCCAATCTTGGGTACTAATGCGCTTGTGGCTAAATGGTTAAAGCAGCACACTCATAATGTGAAGACTATAGGTTCGAATCCTATCAGGCGCACAAAAGTAAGTTCTTTGAAATAAAAATTATAAGGAGAAAAAATTATGGAAACAACATTTTTTATTTTAGGTATGCTCTCGATTATTGGAGTTATTGCATTAGCGACAATCGTTTGGGGTGTGCTTAAGATTAACAAATTAACTAAATCAATTAAGCAACTAGAAGAATGGATTCAATCTAATGATCGTGTTTATTGTGAAACTATCAATCACTTACGTGATGACGTAGATCGAAAATTTGAAGATACAGATCGTAATATTATTCAACATATCTCACATGTAGCAAATGAAAGTAAATCATATACTGATTCACGTTTTGATAAAGCCACAGGATTAACTGGGGAGAAAAAATTAATTAGAGGATAAAATTAACCATAAAGAACTTACTTTTAAGAGCGGCTTGCCGCTCTCTTTTTTTTCATATATATTTATATACATGGATTTAAATAAACTTTTTAAATTATTTGACTCTAATGAATCAGAGGAAAAATCAGTAATTGTTAATGAACAGTTACTTGAACATCCTTATATCTATATGGGTTTATTTAAGAAATTAATTATAAATTATAACACATTCAGTCAACAATTATTTCAATTTATGCGTAGTGCAGATAATGATTTAGATGTAGATCAAATGGAAAAAGCCGGCGTTCATATGGTTTATTGGCGAGCATATAACCATATTGAAAAAATTGATTTAACCCAAGATTTCCACGTTGATATCATACGAGCATATGCAGATGATAACTTTATTAAAGCATTAGATATGTGTCTTCAATATTATGAGAATAATGAAGAATATGAAAAGTGTGCGTTTTTAAAAAAGATATCAGATATTATAAACCTCTCTTAAAAGTAGCTTGGCCTACATATCCCTAATTATTATAATATAATTACGGGTTTTGAAACAATATTAAAACGTTTTGAAAACAGAATGTAGCTAAGGTAGTTACGAGTATAAATAAAAATTAAAATTATGAAAAATAAAAACAACGTTCTACATCAACTTGATAAGATTGATGGGATCACTAACCAACTTAATTTTGTTGTTAAACAGCAACAACCAATTGAAGATTATATGAAACTCTTAGAAATGCTAAGAGAAGTAGTAGATCAAACTCGTACATTTGTTGAAGTAGAACCTGAAGCATATAATTAATATGAAATTAACAGCAGAACAAATCCAACAAAACTGGATAGATTTAGAAGAAACAATCAAATCATATATTAGTGAACCACGTCGTTCACAATTATTAGATTTTTATTCTGAATATTCAGAACGTATTATGTTAATGCCTGCTGCTCATAAAAAGGAATATCATAATGCTTTTCCAGGTGGCTACGTAGATCACGTCCTTCGTGTTATCGATTGTGCTCTTAAAATTAATAAAGTATGGATTGAGATGGGGGTTGATTCATCTACTTATACTACTGAAGAATTAGTATTTGCAGCCTTAAATCATGACCTAGGTAAAATGGGTGATGAGCAACATGATGCTTATATTCCTCAGGATGACCAATGGAGACGAGATAAATTAGGTGAAGATTATAAGTTTAACGATCGTTTAGAATTCATGTCAGTGCCAGATCGTAGTTTACATTTGCTACTTTCACATGGTATTTCAGTTTCTAAAAACGAATGGTTAGCAATTAAATTACATGATGGTTTGTATGATGATGCTAATAAGCCTTATTTAATGTCTTGGTCACCAGAAACAAAACCACGTACTTCATTAATTTATATTGTTCATCAAGCTGATTTAATGGCTGCTCGTATTGAGTTTGAACGTGAATGGAATCCTAAATTAAAAGGTGAAGTTAAGAAAAAAATAGATAATTTTAAGGTAACTGAAAAGAAGCCAACAATCAAAACTAAAGCATTAGGCTCAGTTAAAAGCGAAGGTCTAATGAATTTATTAGATAATTTATGATAGTATTAACAGTAATATTAGGTTTAATGGTCGTGGTCTTAGGATACACGACCTTTAATCTTCTTAGAAAACTTGAAAAACAAGAAGACGCTATAAATAATCAAGCTACAATTTTATCCTCTTATTTATCATATCTAAATAAAATCTCAGATATAATTGATTTCTCAGATAAAAAATTAAGAGAAGTAGATTATAAAGGTTCATTTGCCTCAGATGATGAGGTAGGATTTTTCTTTGAAGAGATTAAACAAATACAAAGTACATTAAATCAATTTAAAGTTAAAAATTTATGATTGAGGTGAAAGAAAAAAAGAATACTCAATATTTTACTCAAGATACTGAGGATGCAATTGTATTATATAATAGCCTCATAGACCAAACAGAACGAGATATTTTATATAGAACTCGCATACATTATGCTTTTTTTAAATTAACAGAAAATATTATTCATACTTTTAAGTTTTATTATACAGAAGTAGATAATATTGAAGATTTACAACACGAGGTAATTACATTTTTACTTTCTAAATTACATTTATTCAACCCAGAAAAAGGAGCTAAAGCATACTCATATTTTGGAACAATTGCTAAACGTTATTTAATTAATAGTAATAATAAAAATTATAAAAAACGAGTTGAAAAAGCACCTGTTAGTGAGATAGAATCAAATGAAAATTTTTCATATAGAATAGATGAAGGTTCAGAAAGTGATAAATTAATTAACTTTATTGATCAGTATGTAGAGTATTGTACTGATAATATTAATGAACTGTTTCCTAAAAAAACAGATGCTCAAATTGCTGATGCTATTTTAGAGTTATTTCGTAAAAGAGAAAATATAAATGTATTTAATAAGAAAGCATTGTATATATACATCCGTGAAATTATTGACGCTAAAACACCTAAAATTACTAAAATAGCTGATAAATTATATGATATATTTAAACAGCATTATTATTTTTATTTAGAAAACGGATATACAAATTTCTAATGTCCATATTTATAAAAAATAAATATTATGGAAGGTTTAGATAATATAGTGTTTGGTGGTAAAAAATTCTCTGATATTTTAGAAGAGATATATAACAACCAAAAGAAAAAAGATAAACAGATATCTGCTTTAATAGCAGAATTAAAGCCACTTGTGCAATCAATGGGTGATGCTACTTTAATTGTTCCATTAATTAAAGAATACTTAGAGATAAGTGTTAAAAATGATGAACAATTAATTAAAATGGCTACAATTATCCAGCGTGTAATTAATAATTCATCAACTAATACTGATGGTGGATTTGGTATTTCTGAAGAAGAAAAAGCACAATTACTAGCGGAGATAGATAAATTTAAAGGAGAATAACATGCCTAATATTAAATTTGGGGCTGTAGGATTAACTAATATTGTATATACAGCTCAAAATGCTGCCATAACTAACACTAATTTTCAGAATGGAGGAGTTATACTTGTAGCTAGAGTAAAACATATTATTCTAGATGAAAATGATCCTGAGTTTAAAAATTATGGTGAATGGAATGGTATTGGGACTATATTTTGGGAGCCAATAGATAGACCTCAAGAAGGATATAATAATCTTTTATTTGCTGTACCGTTTTTTTCTAACATAAAAAATTATCCCTTATTAAATGAATTAATTTATTTATTACAATTACCTAGTAATAATATATCAACTAATATAACAGATAATAATTTTTATTACTTCCCACCATTAAATATATGGAATAGCCAACATCATAACGCTATGCCAGATAATCCTCAATCATCTAACCAATCAGAAGACTACGACTCAGCGTATCAAGGTGAGGTTAGAAGACCTGAAGATAATAGTTCTGATATAAATTTAGGTGATACTTTTAAAGAAAAATTAAAAATAAATCCTCTTTTACCTTATGAAGGAGATATAATATATGAAGGTAGATGGGGTAACTCTATACGCTTAGGATCTACAGTTAAGAATGCTTATACTCAAAATGAGTGGTCTAAAGAAGGAGAAAATGGAGATCCAATAACTATCATAAGGAATGGTCAAACTGAATATGATAGTGACCCATGGGTACCCCATACTGAAGATATTAATAAAGATCTATCAGATATATGGTTAACATCAACTCAAAAATTACCTATCACTCCTAGTAGTAATTTAACTGATTCATATGCTAAATCTAAAGCTCCTGAAGACCCAAGAGAATACTCAAAAAACCAAATAGTTTTAAATTCAGGGCGTTTAGTATTTAACGCTAAAGATGATTCTATAATCTTAGGAGCAAATAAAACAATACATTTAACCTCAAATGAATCTGTTAATATAGATACTGAGAATTATATAGCTTTAACATCCCAAAAAGTATATTTAGGTTCAAATGAAGGAGCTGAGTATGATAGTAATAACCCATCTAATGGGGATATTAATTTACAATCTTTAGTTTTAGGAGAAAAATTAAATGAGTTACTTAAAGAAATATCAACTTTTCTTACAGAAGACCTAAGCCCAGCTTTTTTAAAAGCATTAGTGATAGTACAAGGTTTACCTACCCCAGTAGGTAGTTTAGTATCAAAAGCTTCTAAAACTAAGAAATTAGGTGAGTCAATTAAAAAATATGTAGATGATAGAACATTATTATCTGATAAAGTTAAAACAATAAAATGAGTGATAGTATTCAATCATATTCTGTAATATTTGGGAAAATAGTAGATTCTAAAGGAAATCCACTTTCGGGTGTAGGAGTAACTTTAACTCTTTCTGGATCTATAACACCACCTAAATCTTTATCTTCTTCATCTTCGAATGATGGTTCATTTTCATATAGAATGCCATCAACAGATGTTGATCCTAAAAATACTAAATTATTATTTACTAAAGAAAATTTTAAAGTAAAAGACGTTAATAGAATACAAGAATCATCTAGATCAGAAAAAAATAATGAGATTGAGATTTTATATGAAATCCCAAGAATAACTCTACGCCCTGGTCCAGATATGAAAGAAGTTTTACAAAATAAAGTAAAAACTGATTTAGCTGTAGTTGGGAAAGGTATAACAGATAAACAAATAAAAGAAGATTTTCAAACTAAAATAGCTAATAATATTAATAATAAATTAGATAATACTAAACAAATATTATTACCATATGTTATTAATATATTAATGGAATTTGGTCCCACAGTAGCTCAACAAGTTATAGATAAAAATATGGATCCCAATTCTTTATCTTCAATTACTACTTGCCCATTACCTTCTACTTTAGAAGAATTAATTATAAAAAGAAATAATTTAGTACAACAGCTAAATAATTCATATGAAAGTATTACAAGAGCAACTAAAGCTTTAAATATAAGTGAGAAAGTTGTAAAAGCAATTCAAGTTGGTTTAACATTATATCAATTAAATCCATACCCAACTACAGGAGTTCCACCTTTAGGATTACCACCCTTAACAGCGGGTCAAATAGTTGTGATAAACATCTCAGTTGCTATACTCCAAACTTTATTATCTGCTTCTAAAGTAAATATAGATGTTTTAACTATATCTTTGGGTGAATATGGGTATTTTTTAGCTTTATTATTAGATTATTTAAATCAAATAGATACATTATTACAATTCTGTGCTTCTCAACCTCCCGTGACTGAAACAACAATAGGTTTAACAGCTGATCAAGTACAAGAATTATATGCTGCCTCAGTTTTATCTACTTCTGGGTCAGGAGGTGCGGCTGGGACAACTGGAGCAACTGGAACAGCAGGTGCTTTACCCCCAACTGCTTTAAATTTTGAACAAGTAAATAACCAAATTAACGCTTTAGCTAACTCAGCTATTAAAGCATCTCAAACTGCTGGTAGTGGAAATACGTATAAAGGATTTAAACTTGAATTAAAAATAAATGAAAAGAACACAAGCAAATTTATCCAGCGTTATGCTCAAGCAGTAAATGTACAAGGTGTTCCTGTTTTAAAAACAGAACCTTCATTTGCTTCTGATCCTCAAATATTAATAGATCAATTAAAATTTATAATAGATTCAAATCCTAATTTAACAGCTCAATAATCAAATATTTATAATCATATGAAAATCGATATTTTAAAAAAATTAATTAAAGAAGCAGTACGTGAAGCAATTCAAGATGAATTAAAAGATATTCTACTTGAAGCAGTTAAATCACCTAAAACAATAGTACAAGAATCATATACTGGTACTCCATTCTTAAACCAACCAGTAATGGCTACTGGTCCAACAACATCAACTGTAAATCATGATGTTAGACGTAACTTAAGAAATATGATTGGAGGTGAATTTGATACTGTTATTACTGCTAATTCATCACATGCTCAACCTGCTTATACCCCTCCACCTGTTAACACAGCTGGTGAAGGATCAAGTTTACCTGGTGGTGAAGTAAGTTTAGATCAAATAATGGGCATAATGGGTGGTAAATAATGGCTTATAGAATACCAAATAAAAATCCTATTGATGTTGGCTCAAGAGTAGCTATTGGAGTTTCTATTCCTTTTAATACTCCCCAAGTTTTTACTCAAACATATACTACTCAAGATCAAATAAAATCTAATATAATCAATTATATTTTAACTGATAGAGGAGAAAGAGTATTTAACCCTACATTTGGTAGTAATATAAGAGCTTCAATATTTGAAAACATCACTCCAAATTTATTAAAAAATCTAGAAACAACCTTAAATAGTGATTTATCAGCCTATTTTCCTAATGTTAATTTCGCTGATGTTAAAATTACTCCAAATTATGATGAAAATAGTATTTCTATAGAAATAAAATATTCATTATATAATGGTCCTATTAATGATATTAATATAATTATATAACATGGCTGATCAAAAAGTAAATATAAATTACCTAAATAAAGATTTTAATCAATTTAAGACATCCTTAATTGATTATGCTAAAACTTATTTCCCAACAGTATACAATGATTTCACACCATCCTCACCTGGGATGATGTTTATAGAAATGTCTGCATATATTGGAGATGTTTTATCATTTTATTTAGATAACCAAATCCAAGAGACATTTTTACAATATGCTCGTAACCAAAGCAATTTATATTCACTCGCATATACTATGGGTTATAGACCTAAAGTAACATCAGTATCAACAGTTAATATAGATATCTATCAACAAGTACCAGCTAGTGGTAATGATCCTGATTACAATTACGCCCTATTAGTAAATCCTAATACAGTTGTAGCTTCTAATGCTTCGTCCCCTAGTTATTTTTTAATACAAGATTCAATAGATTTTTCTTTTTCAAGTTCATTTGATCCAACAGAAACTACATTATATAGAACTTCTCCAGATTATTATCTTTTAAAGAAAACAAGAAAAGCAATATCGGCTGAAATTAAAACCTCTACTTTCACATTTGGAAGTCCAGAAAAATTTCAAACTGTAGATATCAATGACTCAAATATTATAGGAATTTTAGATATAGTTGATAGTGATGGAAATACTTGGTATGAAGTACCTTATTTAGCCCAAGAGACTATTTATGATACTATTAAAAATACTAATGTAAATAATCCTACTTTATCATCTGATGGAGATAATACTCCATATTTACTCCAACTTAAAAAAATCCAACGTAGATTTGTAACTAGATTTTTAGATACTACAACATTGCAACTTCAATTTGGGGCAGGCACTAACACTTCAAACACTGATGAAGAAATCATCCCTAATCCAGATAATGTAGGTTTAGGCTTACCTTATAAGCAATCAAAGTTAAACACAGCATTTTCTCCATCTAACTTTTTATATACAGACACTTATGGTATAGCACCATATAATACTACTTTAACAGTGAGATATTTAGTTGGAGGAGGATTACAATCTAATGTAGACGCTGGATCATTAACTGTCTTACCAAATAAAAACACTAACTTTAAATTTATTAACACTAATCTTAACTCAGTAACTGCTCAGTATGTTTATGATAATATATTAGCTAATAACCCTTTAGGAGCAAGTGGTGGTGGCCCTGGTGACTCAGCTGATGATATTAGATTAAAAGCTCTAGGTACTTTTATAACTCAACAAAGAACAGTTACTCAAGATGATTATTTAGTTAGAGCATTATCATTGCCTTCTCAATACGGTACAATAGCTAAAATTTATATTGAACCTGAAAAAATCTCATCATTATTACCAGGAGAAACTCCATCAATATTAAATATGTTTATTTTATCTTATGATAAAGATAAAAAATTAACTGCGTCCTCAGCCGCTTTAAAACAAAATTTATCAACTTATATCTCACAATATAGAGTGATAAATGACTCAATTAAAATAAAAGACGCGTTTATTATTAATATAGGTGTGGATTTTGAAATAACTATTTTACCTCAATATAATAGTAATTTAATATTAGCTAATTGCATAACAGCTTTACAAAATTATTTTAATATAGATAAATGGCAAATTAATGAACCTATATTAATAAAAGATTTATTTATTCTTTTAGATAAAATTGAAGGTGTTCAAACTGTTAAAAATGTTAATATAACTAATAAATCTGGTGCTCTTTTAGGATACTCTCAATATAATTATGATATTAAAGGAGCAACTCAAAATAATGTTATTTATCCAAGTTTAGATCCAATGATATTTGAAGTCAAATATCCTAACACTGATATTAAAGGTAGGGTTGTAACTTTTTAATTTTTATATTTATTAATATATGGCTATTTATAAACTATTTCCTACTAAAGATGCTACTATCTATTCTAGATACCCTGCCAAAAATACAGGATTAGACGAGATATTAGATGTAAGTATTGAGGATGCTCAAACTAGTGGTAACCCTCAAGCGAGCAGATACTTAATACAATTTTCATCTACAGAGATAACAGATGTATTAACCAATAAAGTTGGTAATTCATCTTGGAGTGCTTCTCTAACTAATTATTTAGCATATGGAGATGGTTTAAATATAGATACTACTTTAGATTTTTACCCAATATCTGGATCATGGATAATGGGAACAGGAAAATTCGCTTATTCTCCTGAATATACAAATGGTGTAAGTTGGACTTACAGAGGAGTATCAGGTAGTAATACTTGGACTACATCAAGTTTTTCTCCATATGTAACAGCATCTTATGGTTCAGCTAAGGGTGGAGGTACTTGGTATACTGCGTCGTCTAACCTATCTATAGTGCCATATGTGACTTCATCTCAAACGTTTACTTACTTCGATGATTTCGATATTACTACTGATGTTACTAATATAGTTAAAGCATGGACTAGTAGTTTAATTGAAAATAATGGTATTATTGTTAAACAAAGAACTGAATTTGTTGATGATCCTAATTATAATATTACTTTAAGATATTTTTCAAGAGATACCCACACTATATATCCTCCAAGTTTAGATATTAAATGGAGAGACTATACTTGGAATACAGGTTCTTCAATTCAAACTATTTTAGACATAACCCCATCATTTATAGATATAGCTGAAAACCCAGGTGTATTTTATCCTGAAAGTATAAACAAATTTAGAGTAAACGCTAGACCAGAGTATCCTGTTCGAGTATGGCAAACATCTTCTTATTATACAGTAAATTATTACTTACCAACAGCTTCATATTATGCTATAAAAGACTTGGATACTAATGAGTTTGTTATTAATTTTGATAATCAATTTACTCAATTAAGTGCTGACACTACTAGTAGTTATTTTAATTTATATATGAATGGTTTACAACCTGAAAGATATTATACTATTTTAATTAAAACTACTATTAATGGTAGTACTTTAGTATTTGATAATAATTATAGTTTTAAAGTAATAAATGGCTAATTATACATTAAATAAAACCCAATACCCTAGGAGTACATATGAAAAAGTAATTGATACATCTTTTGCTCAAAATACTCCACCACCACCTATTGAAGATACTATAACTGTAGAACAATTCTTTAACTTTTATTCTACTTTATTCTATGATATCCCAGTAAGTGGTGACATTAATTCTCACACATATTTAGTTAAAACAAGTGGAGAGTATATTGGTTTTAATGGAAATAATGAAGATGTACAAGTATTATTAGATGAAATTAGTGCTTTACAACAAGAAAATTTAGTTCTAAACCAACGGATATTTGATTTACAATTATCAGGATCAATATAATATGGCAACAACAATTACTCCAATATCAACTCAAACTAACTATAATATATCAGATGAAATATTATTAAATTCGTCTATCACCCAATCATATTTTGATCCTGGTACAAATTATATTGAGTATACAATTGTTACTCCTGATAACTCATTTTCAACAATTGATTATAATTATAAAGGATATTCCTTCCCCAATAGTGGAGTCACATCAAACTCCATCTCAGATATAACCATAAACCCAGAAGTTGATTTATTTAAAAATGGATTTAATAGTGGTGAATACAATGTTTATTATAATTTTTTAAAAAATGAATTAAGTTCATCTTTTAATAATCAAAATTTCTTCATAAAAGAAATATCATCAGACAGAACAGAAGTAACATTAAATAGTATAGATAATACTAATCTTATTAATGCTATTACTAATTTTAAAAACCAGTTAAACTCTAACCCAAATTATTTTCAAGATTTTTATTTAAATTTTGGTAATAATGTGTTATGTGTAGCTAATAATATTAGTATTAATAACATCACATTAGATATATTTATTAATCTATATGAGCCTTTACCTAATAACATACAAGTTAAAAACACATTATGGGTTGTTACTCAGGTAGCTAATGAGTTAGCTTTTAACATAGTAACTTCTCCAGAACCTATTGTACCCACAATAACTAGTTTTCCTTTAAATGGACCTAATTTTAACTTACCAATTAAAGATCAAACTAATAATTCAACTGATTATCAAACATATTCTTCTTTAATTACTAGTTCTTTATTATCCACTTCATACTCTCAATTAAATAATTTATTATCATCATCAAAAACACAGTTAAGTATTGATTATACAGATTTTTCAAATTTTGTACATTTCTCTTCAGCTGTAACTAGAATTAATAATTTTTATTATAAGAAACAATTAATAGATCAATACCAACAAGAAATTAATGTTTTAAATAATATATCATTATTAAGTACATCAAGTAATATTATTTTATTAACAAATCAAATAAATAATATTATTGAAAATTTTGATGGATATGAGTATTTTCTCTATTACGGATCTGGATCTTGGTCTTACCCTAAATCAGGATCTACAATCCCATATAAACTATACCCAGCTGGTTCTCCAGAAGTTAGATCATGGTTAGGAGATGCTGAAGATTTAACAGGTATTTTAGGAAGTGCATCATTATATGATAGAGACAATTTAGATTATCTATATAACACAGTTCCAAATTTTATTCAAGAAGACCCACAAAATGATCCATACAAAGTATTTGTGGAAATGGTTGCTCAATCTTATGATAATATTTGGATTTATTATAAAGATGTGACTAATAAATACAATGCTGATAATAGATTAGATTTTGGTATTTCTAAAGACTTAGTAGCTAATGTTCTTAAATCATTTGGTGTTAAATTATATCAAAATAATTTCTCAACTAATGATCTATACTCAGCATTTTTAGGATATGGTAACCCAAATCCTAATACTACAGGATCACTTCCCGTAACAGCATATTCAGGACAAGAATATATTTCAAATTATATTACAGCATCTTATGATGCCTCAGTAGTACCTTTAGATGATGTAAATAAAGAAACATATAAACGTTTATATCATAACTTACCTTATTTAGCTAAAACTAAAGGTACTATACCTGGTTTAAGAGCATTAATAAATTGTTTTGGTATTCCTGATACTATTTTAAGAATTAGTGAATTTGGAGGTAGAGATAAAGATACTTCTACTTATGATTATTTTGACCAACAATATAATTACAAAACAGATGTTAAATCACCTAACGCAATATATACCAATTGGGTGCTAACTTCATCTTGGGGATCGGAAGATAACTTCCCAGAATCAATTCAATTTAGATTTAAAACTAGACCTGAAGATACAGGATCATCATATAAAATGTTTGATCTAAGATATACTACTGCTGCTAACGAGAAAGCTAGATTATATTTAACTTACACTGGTTCTGGATTATTAAGTGGTTCATATAGTGGTTCAACTTACTCATCATCTTACCAAAATGCTACCTTAACTTTTATTCCAAGTTTATTTGATACCTCAACATCAGCTAGTATAACTTTACCTTTTTTTGATCACAATTGGTGGTCTGTAATGATTAATAGATCAGGAAATAATTTTACTCTATATTCTGGAAATAAACTATATTATGATGGATATGATGGAAATCAGATTGGGTATTTAGCTTCTTCATCCGTAACTCAACCAAATCATTTATGGACAGGTAGTACTCATTTTTTTCTTACCTCACCATCCAACGCTACTTTAAATTCAATTACCCATAAACCATTTTCAGGTTCATATCAAGAATTACGATTTTGGGCTAGAACAGGAAGTGTAGAATCATTTAAAGATTTTATAATGAATCCTAGTTCTATTGATTACTGGGGAGAAGAAAATGAATATGCTAATTATTTAACTTTTAGAATACCATTAGGAAACGAATTATACACCGGTTCTACTTCAGTCCATCCTAGAATAACAGGTTCATGGAACATTCGCCCTACTAGTCCTGACGGTAACTCTGTGATATTAGGTTTAAACACAGCAACTTTCACTCCAGATATAGAACCATTTTTCTATAATCAGCCTATAGCAGGTATTAAAAATAGAGTAACAGATAAGATACAAATTGTATCTTCAAGTTATCCTACAGGAAGTGTATTATCACAATATCGCTCTTTAGAACAAACATATCCTACTTTAGGTAGTGAAACACCTGATATTAATTTATTAGAAGTAGCGTTCTCACCTCAAAATGAGATTAATAATGATATTATAGCTTCATTAGGTTATTTTAATATAGGAGAATATATTGGAGATCCAAGACAGGTATCATCCTCATCTACTACTTACCCTGATTTAGTTAATTTAAGTAATGATTTTTTCCAAAAGTATTTCGCTTCATATAATTTATTTGATTATATAAGACTTATTAAATATTTTGATAACTCATTATTTAAAATGATTCAAGATTTTGTTCCTGCAAGAACAAGTCTAGCATCTGGTGTAGTTATTAAACAACATCTATTAGAAAGAAATAAATATCCTCAACCACAAGTTGAATGGGAAGATGTGACATATAGTGGATCTATAACTACTGCTTTTATAGATGGAGGAACTGGAGGTACTTTTGATTCTTACAACTTTACAGGATCAACTATTCCTCCTACATTCATTAATAACACTCAATCATGGGGTGAAGAAGTTAAAACACCTGTAGGTCTACTAACTATTAGTCATTCAACTCAAGACGAATTTTATAATGGCGAATTACCAAATTCTTTAATCATAGTTACAAATGGTGAATTAGATGAGGCAAACACATCTAAATACCCATCAGATAATATTATAATATATAACCCAACTCTATATCTTAGTAATATAACTAATGAATCTATATTTATAAATCCATTAACTTCACCTAATCCTGGAGAAGTACTTTTATGGTGGGATAGTGGAAGTTTAACCAACCCAGGAAATACAGTTACAATAAAACCTCCATTTCCTCAAAAATTATCTCCTTCTACTTTATTTTTATATAATAAAACAAATGGTGTTAAATATATTAAATTAAATAATATAGATGCTAGTGGAAGTAACCAGTCAAATTATTTAGATCAATTAGAAACTATTACACTTTCATATCCTGATAGATCAGATGTTACTTATAATATAGCTGGAATTCAAAATTTTGGAGATTATTTCTTATATAGTATAGGTCCATATACCCCAGGAAGCATGACCAATCTTAATACTTCATCAGCTGGGGATATTAATAATTATACTTTACGAACAAACCAATCTTCCTTTAGTGGTACACCTGGTACTAATATACTCACAGCTTCATTAACATCTACAACTGATCCTTTAAATTATTTTAATAATACAACTCATATATATACATTAGGAAATACTCCTAATATTGCTTTACGATTTGAATTAACCGCCTCCTCGGTTACCACAACTAATCCTGGTGGTGCCGCTACCATATATTTATTATCTAATACCAATTTTCCAGGCTCAGCTGTGTTACCAGAAAATATAACTCAAGGAGCACCTGATTATAGATACGCTGTTAATTCTTTATCAGTGAATAGTGGGACTTCTGGACAAAATTCTATAATATTATCTGGGAGTTTAGCTTTATTAGAATCTACTAATTTTATTATAGGAGTTGGTGGAACTTTTGGAGCAGGGAATATAACTGTTAACACTATTAATTTTAATATTACACCTATTACCCCAGAATTTAACGGCTCATCATCATTAACAATATTTGATCCATATGTTTCTAATTTTGATTATAATGAATATAACGCTTTAATCAATAACGCGGAAATACCTCAAACATCAGTATTTTTTATGGATGTAGATTATTCACAAAATCCCGTGATTCCTGTTAACCAAGGACTTATATTAAGTGGTAGTGCTGATAGAGCTCAAGTCCAAGATTCTAACTATACTTCTAAAGCATGGAGTAATATTAGATATAATGGAAGTAAAACAAATTCATATAGAATAATATCTTAATAATTATGGCTATTGACCCAAACTTATTTTTAAATCCTGACGCTGTTGGTGATTTCAATGATACTACCCCAAATGCAAGTGGTTATGGAGTTTTATCTGGAGCTGAATTAAACCAAACATATTTTGCCTATTATGATGGGTGTGGAAGACAAGATCCTGAATTACCAAAACAAACTACATTTTTTATAAAATATCTAATTGATGCTAATGGTAATGTAGTTAAACCTCAACCTAATGATACGTCTGTTATTAATATAATTGATAATTTTGAAACAGGAAAACCAGTTATAGTTACAACTAAAACTCCAACAGTAGCTTTAAATCCACTATTAGGAGAAAAAATAGTAACTCATGTTGGTGAATTATCAACATTATTGGTTACTAATACTGGGTCTGGAAAATTAGATTATATTCGAACAATGAGTTTTCAAAATCTGTTAGGTATATCATTAGCTCAAACAGCTTCAGATTATAATATGACTGTAAGAGCAAATAATCCTGGCCAATATGTTGTTGATGGTATAGCATACCCTGCTCCTGTTTTAATTAATTTAATTGAAAATTTAAAAGATTTATTTAGGTATGGAGGAGGAACTATTTTTAACTTACTAGACAATAGCCCATCCCCTGCAGGAACTTGGAGCAATACAGATTGTTCTTATACTTTTAATACAACAACAAACCCAGATGGAAATTCTAGAGTACAATTTCAAATAAAATTAAATCTCCAAGTATGGAGTGGGATTTCTGGTGACTCATATCGTGAGAATATAGTTACAATTAGAATAGTAAATAATAGTAATGTTATATGGACGGGTGATAGTAAAGTAGTAACCAATAATGTAGGAGGTAGTAATCAATATTTTGAATGGATTTCTCCATTTTTTAATTTTCAAGCAGGTGATGTAGTGACATTTTATATAACAAAAGAAAATAGTGCCTATCGAAATAGAGTTATTATGTACACCTATGCCCAAGGAGGTACATCATATATTAAAGCTGTAAATGAAAACCAAAACCTTACAGGTCTTATAGATGGAGCCACCGCGGCCACCGCTCCTTTTTTCACAATAGGAGAATACCCAGATCAAAATGGAGATCCAAATGCTCCTTATCTTCAAACATCTGTAATCACAGCATCACAAGGTTTAACTAATATATATAGGGAAGGTACAATACAAACATTGCCTCAATCTGTATTAGATTATTATTATATGCAACCATGGCAATCATTTTACCCATTATTACCTGGTGATAGAATAATATTTGAAAATGACAAAAACAATGTCCATACTATAACAGAAATCATTCCATCTATAACAGCTAGTAATGGATCATCAAGTTTTGGTTTAAGAGTAGTACCTGGAATTACAACTGGATCTATAGTTAATAATTTTTGCATATATAGAATTTTAAATAATGGTTCTCAAATTATGATTGATCAAGAAAAACCAAAAGGAACAGCTGCTTTAGCTTTTAGAGGATTTATCAGACCAAAATATATATCTCAAGAATTAGAGACAAAATTCACAGATATTATTAATAAACTTGAGATAAACGGTACAATATCATAATAAAAATACAAAGTTAATATATTTATAAAAGATAATAATAAAAATTATGGGATATTTAAATAACCAAATAGTAACAGTAGACGCTATTTTAACAAAAAAAGGAAGAGAATTATTAGCTCGCAATGATGGTTCATTCCGTATCACCCAATTTGCTTTAGCAGATGACGAGATAGACTATACATTATACAATCCAAATAATGCCTCAGGATCATCATATTATGGTCAAGCAATTGAAAATATGCCTCTTTTAGAAGCATTTCCTGATGAAACACAAATCATGAAATATAAACTTACCACTTTACCTCGTGGTACAGCTAAAATGCCTATCATTAATATTGGTTATACTAATATTGTATTAAAACAAGGAGCTTCATTATCAATCACCCCACAAACTTTAAATTATTTAGGTGGAGGAAACACATTTGAAGCCTCAGGATATAACTTCACTATTGGTGATGTTAGAACAATGAGTGTCTTTAATGGTGTTGGTATCAATACAGATCAAGCAACTTCTTTAAACTCAACAACTACTCTTGGAACTAACGTGTCTAAAACAGTAATTGGTACCACATTAAATATGACTGGTACTACAATTAACACATTATTTGGTTCACAAACTCAATTGCAAACTATATTAATTGTTGAAGGTAGAGATAGTGGAGCAAGAGTAACTATTCCAATCACTGTAACAAAAGTTAGCTAATAAAAATATTTAAAATAATATGTCATTTAAAACATTAGATCCTCAAGATTTCTTAGTAAGTGCTGATAGTATAACAGCTCCTGCTTGGTCAAATTATATCCCTGAATTAACAGCTATGTATACCTCTTCAACACAAGTGGCAGGCACCTCAGGACAATATTTTTTAAATATTTATAATTTAAATCCAACTGACCCAACAGCTGAAGTTCAATTTAATATAGCTTATGGAAATAAATTTGGGTCAGGATCTCAACCATATAACGCTGCTTATCCAAATTTATCCCCAACTAGAACAGTTTATGGACAATGGAGGAATTTAATATATGGGGATGAAAATACTGATTTTATATTTGGTAACACTACTCCATCTCAACAACATTTTTATGCTTTAACTGTTGATAGAGCAAGATATAAACAATCATTATTTCCTGGTTCTTTAAATTTAACTTTATATAGTGCTTCTAAAGAATTAAACTTAACAGATAATAGTGCTGTCACTACTACTATTTCATATTGTGACGCTGGTAGAATTTATCAAATTGTATCTGGAAGTGACGGTTCACCATACAGCGGAACAGGATACACAGCTGCCTCTGGATCATATGGTCTATTCTTACCAGATATTGGAACTATTATTTTAAACGCGGCAGCTTTGGATTTAACTTTTGCTAACGGAGGTATTAATTTAGGAACAGGATTAACCCCAACATCTCAAAATCCAATTAAATTATGGTCAACTGGTTCAAATAAAATAGGATTAACTACAGGTTCATATACAAGTAGTATGTTTTTAAACTCACAAGAAACAATAACATCTGATTTTGTATTTTGTAGAGCTAGAAATGGTGAATTTAATTATACTGAAAATCCAAGCTTTATTTCAGGTAGTACAGGAGCTGTATTATATGATTTATTTGTAAATAACCCAACAACATATATCACAACTGTTGGAATGTATAATGATCAAAATGAATTATTAGCTGTAGCTAAATTATCAAAACCACTTAAGAAAGACTTTACTAAAGAAGCCTTAATACGTGTTAAATTAGATTTTTAATGAATGGGTGCATTCAAACAATTTTTAAGTACAGATGTAACTGTAGTTCCGTTTGTTGTTAACAAAAGTTTTTCTTTTAAGGGCACTGGATCCTTTAGTAGTGACGGGATTGAAAGATTAGCTGGAATTAATACATATTTAAATTCAATATATGATATAGATGGTAGTCTTTATCAATCCCAATCTGTTTCTTTAGTATATAATTCAATAAAACAACTATATTATACTAATTATATTCCTAATCCAATTAGTGATTCACCATATATTACTGATTTTAATAATCAAGTAGTTGAAGATGATTCATTAACTAATGTTTATAGTAGATTTTATAATTATGAATCTACAACATTATTTCAAACTAACTCATTAGGGTATACTTCAAATTACGGGTATAGTAGATATTTTCCAACATCATCAGCTGATGATGGTGGTGCTGCTGTATATCAAACTTCTGTAGCTGTGTTATCAGTACCTAAAAATTTATTTGGAGATTATATAAATTCAAATACATTTTATTACTCAATGTATTTTAGTAGAGATAACGTCACGTTAACATTCACAGATAATGGTGAAGGTATAGTATATGTTTCTGGATCAGTAGATCCTTCTACTCCAGATGGCCCAATTGGTATAATAAATTATCAACATGGTACTGTAGTTTTAGCTTATAACTGGGAAGATATTGTTGGTGACTGGGTTACAGCAGGAGCTACTCAAAATAATATCACTTGTAGTTTTCAAAGTTCAAGAACAATATTTGAAACACAATATAAATGTACTATCAGACCTGATGAATTTAATTTTAGTTTAAACCCATCATTGATATCAGGCTCTACAGATGGGACAATTTATAATTATGTAACAAGTTCATATTTTAGTCCATATGCTACAACAGTAGGTTTCTACAATGAATCTCAAGAATTATTAATGGTAGCTAAATTAGCAAAACCTCTTCCAACAAGTGCAACAACTGATACAACAATATTAGTTAATATAGATAAATAAGATTATGAGTAAATGGTTATATAAAGGTAAAGAAGTTAATGACATTGAAGACTTTGGAGAACAAACCCCATTTGGGTTTGTTTACCTTATAAAAAATATCACTACCAATAAAATATATGTTGGTAAAAAATTCCTACAACATAAAAAAACTAAAAAACTAGGTAAAAAAGCTATAGCCGAACAAACTGGTCCTGGCCGTAAAAAAACTAAAGAAGTTACTTACGCCGAGTCAGATTGGAAAACATATTGGGGTAGTTGTAAACCACTTCATAATGATATAACTTTATTTGGTGAAGATAAATTTTATAAAGAAATTCTAGAAATAGCATGGACATCAAAACATCTATCATATCTTGAAGCCAAATATCAATTTACATTGAATTGTCTAGAAGAAGATAATTACAATGATAACATACAAGGACGATACTTCAAAAAAGATTTGGCATCCCCAATTCTTGTTGATATATTGTAAATATGGTGAACCAAGCTTTAGTATCAACATTGAATTCTGTCTTAGGACAAGGTAAAAAAACCTCTAAAGGTAATTTCGCATATCACTGTCCATTTTGTAATCACCATAAACCTAAATTAGAAGTTAACTTAACTGAAAGTGAAAAAGGTGAACACCCATGGCATTGTTGGGTGTGTGATAAAAGAGGTAAAAGTTTAGTTAAACTATTCAGACTGATATCCGCCCCTGATGATAAAATAACAGAAATTAAATCATTAGTCAAATACATATCAGGTAATTTTGAAATAACAGTAACTGAGAAAAAAGTAGAATTACCTAAAGAATTTAAATCTCTTACTATAGAAGGTAATAGCATTGAATATAAGCACGCTATTAGCTATTTAAAACGCAGGAATATCACCCCTAATGACATTATAAAATATAATATAGGTTATTGTGAATCTGGCACTTACTCTAACTGTATTGTGATACCATCATATGATGAACATGGTATATTAAATTACTTCACAGCTAGAAGTTTTGATAAAAACTCTACCTTAAAATATAAAAACCCAGATGTATCTAGAAATATAATTCCATTTGAACTGTTTATTAATTGGAATATACCAATTATATTATGTGAGGGACCATTTGACGCGTTAGCTATAAAACGCAATGTTATCCCGTTATTAGGTAAGAATATCCAAACAGCATTAAAGAAAAAATTAGTAACATCTAAAGTGCAAAAAATATATATAGCGTTAGATAAAGACGCTATTAAACAAGCTCTTTCATTTTGTGAAGAATTATTAAATGAGGGAAAAGAAGTATATTTAGTAGATATGCAAGAAAAAGACCCAAGTGAAATGGGTTTTGAGAATTTCACAAAATTAATACAAACAACAGTTCCATTAACATTTTCGGATCTGTTTGAGAAAAAACTACAATTAATATGATTGAAAAAAATTCAAACATTTACAAAAAATCAGTAACAAGGTTACTTGAAATTGATCAAAAATCTCAAAGAGTAAACATTTTAGATCAAAGATTTTATACTAGAAAAGATAAATATTATCCATCTGTTACTAGTATTTTACAATTTATGCCTAAAGGTAAGTTTTTTGAAACATGGCTAAAAGATGTAGGTCATAACGCTGATATTATTGCTCGCAAAGCAGCAGATGAAGGTACTCAAGTTCATGAAATGATTGAAAAATACCTAGAAGGTGAAAAAATTGATTGGCTAGATGAAAATGGTCAAACTAAATGCTCTTTAGAGGTATGGAAAATGCTACTTAAATTTGTTGAATTCTGGTCAACTTATAACCCACAATTACTAGGAAGTGAAATTCATTTATTCTCAGATCAATACGAATATGCTGGAACATGTGACTTAGTAGTTGAATTAAATGGAGAAGTATGGTTATTAGATATCAAAACATCTAATTCAATCCATACATCAATGGATTTACAATTAGCTGCTTATTCTCAAGCTTGGAATGAAATTTTTAAAGAAAAAGTAACACGAGCTGGTATTTTATGGTTAAAATCATCTAAGCGTGGTGAGGGTAAAGGAGATAAAATTCAAGGTAAAGGATGGGAAGTATATGAATCTCCTCGTACATTAGAAGAAAATATGACATTATTTCTGAAAATATATGATTTATATAAATTAGAAAATCCTAATGATAAACCATCAATTAATGACTATCCAATATCTGTTCAATTGGAAAAGAAAAAATAATATTTATTGGTAAACAATTAATCGTTAATGTTTACAAAAGAAGATATAATTTCTAAATTAACTTTAGATTTAGTAAAACCGTTTATCCCCGACTATAAAGTTGGGGATAAAAAGGTTAATGAAGTATTTAAACCATCCTCCTTAAAAGAACATACTCTTTTATCTGAGGAAATTCAAGGTGATAGTATAGTTTGTGATAGTTGTGGTTGGACATGGAAAATAAAAGATGGTGGGGATGATTTATATAATTGTCATAAATGTGGGCATGATAACACCCCTAAAAAGACAAATAATTTCTTTGAACCAATACAAGACAAGAATATAGATCTCAATATATCTTCAGAACCTAGTAGAGTAGATTATTATAAAGACCATATACAAAATGTTATCCCATCTGATTTTAAAGTAGAAAAACATAAGGATAAAATTGTAGTCACACCTACTTCTAAAACTCAAAAATTAGAAAATGATCCTGAATTTAAAGAGTTATTAATATCTTTAACAATGCATATGATGGGTCAAATTAATATAGAACCATTACCCGATTTAGTTTTTATTGAGGATGATGTTCAAAATGCTAAAGATAAACTAGGCAAAACAGCTCATTATAACCACAATGATAAATGTATAACATTATATACTTATGGACGTCATCCGAAAGATGTATTACGTTCATATGCTCATGAAATGATACATCATAAACAAAATTTAGAAGGCAGATTGCAAAACCAAATCCACACCCAGAATATAAATGAAGATGAATATTTAAAAGAAATTGAAGAAGAAGCATATCGATTAGGTAATGGCTTATTATTCAGAGAGTGGGAAAATTCAATAAAATAATATGAGTAAATACAGTTTAGTAAAGTTAATATTAGAGAATGATGAAGAAAACGGACAAGCTCGTTTTAGAGAGAAAAGTACTTTAAAACTATACCCTGAAGGTAAATCATTAGATGAGATTATAAAAGCATTAGAAAATGCTGAAAATTATGGAAGATATATATCAAATCTTCGTAATTTACCTTACTACAGTAAAAAATTTAATGAAAAATTTGGCACCTCACTTCAACGTAGAAGTTTTTCTAAAGGTGGAAAAGTAGTATCAACTGCCAAAGCTGCTCCATATAATGCTGAAGAAGGAGAAATATTCTTAGGCTCATTATTAAACCAGGAGTCAGATACTAAAAAAGCTAAAATTTTAAAAAGTATAGTAAACTGGAAACCATCACCAGACAATACTCATTTAATTTTAATGTATGATGCTAAAAATACAATAGATACAGTATTTAATAAAGTTCTTTATATTCTTAATAAAGCTAGTATGCAACAGGATATTGATTATAGAATGGTAAAAGAAAAATAATAAAGTTATGGCAGAAAATGTTTTAAAAAAAGAATTTAAAGAAAAAGATGTACAACGTCTTCGTAACTTAGTTCAAGGTAAATATGGTGAAAAAGCTACCATAGGCACTGGTTATACTAAAAAGCAAGAATTTCATGAGGAAGGAGATATATGGGAAGAGGATGATAGAACTTGGACTATTAAAGATGGTATTAAACAAAATATTACTCGTTTAGATAAAGCAAAAGAATCATTACATTTACCATTATTTTGCCCATGTTGTAATAATGTTATGAAACCTCATCTAGATAAGCGTTTCTATATCCAATATCATAGATGTTTTAATTGTCAAGTAGACTTTGAAGCTGATCTTAGAAAAAGAGGTTTATTAGAAGAATATGAAAAATTTGTAATCAACTCAGATATTGATGGTGTAATCCATGAGTTTAATATATGGATAGATGAAGAAATAAATTCATCTAATGAGTCATGGATCACAGAAGCTGGTGATATTGAAAAATGGGATGGATCTTCTAAAGATAAATTATTGCAAAATAAAGAAGAAACTATCAAATATCTTGAGAGTTTAAAAAAGTAACATATTTATAATAAAAATTAAACATGGAGTTTGTTAAACTTATATCATATTTATTTCACTCACGGACTCAAGCCCATATTTTTCATCTACAAACACAGTCATTTGCTGAACATATGGCTTTAAATACTTACTATGATGAAATAGTAGGTTTGATTGATGGTATTGTAGAAGCATATCAAGGTAAGTATGGTATTGTAAAAGGTTATACTAATTTCAACTTAATGGAATATAATAATGTTCAACAAGTAATTGAGTATTTAGAGGCACTTTGCAGTGCAGTTTATTCAACTTACGAAACAATTGATGATACTTATATTCAAAACTTATTAGACGGTATAACTGAGTTGATTAAATCAACTATTTATAAATTACAAAACTTAAGATAATGGCAGTAATAGTAAAAGAAGTATCAGATGATGCTTACAAATCAATGATAAAGGATCTTCTAGGAACATATAAAACATACGAAGAACAATTTGGCCCAGCAGAAGAGTTAGGACCATACGACAATTTCCAGGCTAAATATATAGCATTACAAAACGCTATTCGTCTTAATAACCCTAACCCAATCAGAGAAATAACATATTTATCATCAAATTCTAAAATGAAAAATAAACTACAAGAGTTAATAAACAAAATAATTAAAGAAGAATTAACCGAATTGGGACCTAAAGCTATTAGATCAACAGCTAAACATTTAGGCAAAGATACTATGCATGACATAGCTAAAGGAGTTCTTGGCACTGAAGATTTTAACCAAATTTATGATGAGTTAATTCATGATGTAGGAATAGATCCTGAAGCAGCTCATGAAGTTTTAGAGTTATTAGCTCAAAGATTTAAAGATATAAGTCTAAACGAAAAGAAAGAACCTAAAAAAAATAAAAAAGAAGAGGAAGAATTAGACTTAGACCTAGATCTAGAAACACCAGCCGATGACAGTTTAGATCTTGGAACTCCACCCCCAGATACTAGTTTAGATGTTGATATGGATTTAGGTGGAAGTGGTGATGCTACTCAAAAATCTATTAGTAAAGGTTTACAAATGGCCTTAGATGCTGCTAAACAAATGCCAGACAGTGAGACCAAAAGTAAATTAGTAAGACAAATTGGAAATACAGCATTGTTTTTCTTAAAGACTCAAATCCCAGGAGAAAAACAAATTTAATATAAACCAAATAAATAAATCAAATCTATGAACACTCAAGAGTTATTAGAAAAGTTGCATGAATTATTTGAGACATTAACAGCAGAACACGCCAAAGGTTCTAAAGCAGCACAAGGACGTGCTCGTAAAATTGCTGGCGAAGTTAAAAAAGTAGCTAACGAATATCGTAAAGCTTCTGTTGCTGAAGGTAAAGCTCAATAATTAAGCAAGAGGTTATGGGGAACGGGAGTGTTCCCCTTATAACTTTTTAAAATTAAAATTATGCCATACGAAAGAAAAGGTAAATGTGTTTACAATAAAGAAACGGGCAAAAAGAAAGGTTGCTCATCTTCAATCACTAAAGCTAAAGAATATATGAAAGCATTATACGCTTCAGAACTTCAAGAACGTGTGCAAAAAGCAGTTAAGAAAATTATCAATGAACAATTCTCTAAAGAATTCGATGACAACCCAGCTTTAAAAGGTAAACAAAAGAAATTACCTGATGCTCTTCAAAAATCAATTATTGACAAAAAATCAGTAAAAGAAGGTGGTGAAGGAGAAACTGAAAACTATATGTTCTTTAGTAATCTAAAACAAATGCATCGCCAAATTGAATTATTAATGGAAATTGACCCAGCCACTATAGAAATGATTCTTCAAAATGGACATGACTGGGCTGATGACCATATCACTGAGGCTAAAACTAATGTAGATCAAGTTTTTGATTTTATCATGAATGAAATTAAATAAAAATGGCTAAACAAGACTTAAAAGATAAAATCAGAAGTATAGCTAAAAAAGCATATGATTCTTTGACTTCACCTGAGTCAACAGATAGTAAATCTGATTCTTTAAAAGCATCAATTGAAAAACCAAAAGAAAAATCATTCCCTATTTTAGATAAATTCCCTGATTTAGAACCAGTAATATTATCTTTACTAACAGACCAATATGATTTTTTTATAGAAGATATATGGTGGGTAGCCCCACGTCCTACAACATTTAAAATTATATTAGCTAATAGTCAATACTTTTATTTAATATATACACAACGTTCATGGATAGCTCAAATAGAAGGTAAAAAATATTATTTGAATAATAATAATGAAGAAGCAAGAGCAGCTGAGGCAATAGCTAAAATGTTACGTTATGGTGTAGCTAAAACAGAAGAAAGCCCATCAGCTTCAATACCATCAGGTGAGGACATGCCTCCACCATCTGATGAAGAAGAATCATCTTTACCATCTCCCGAATTCCCAGAAGAAGGAGGAGAGGAAGAAATTCTAACTAATGTCCCAGTATAATTATGAAAAAAAACACCAATAGAGAATTGTTGGCTTGGTTATTGGTTATAATTTTAATTTCACTTTTAATTATAACAAACTTGGCTCCTAAACCAGAGATTGTTACTTTACCTCCCGATAATCGTATTGATAGTTTACATCATATAGTTGATTCACTTAATAATAATATTATTAATTTGAGACAGGATTATGATAGTGCTCAAAAAAATATAAAAACAGAAATCGAATATATCCGAATAAAAAATGCTAAAGATATTTCTAACATTCCTAATCTCACTTTTGATCAACGTGACAGTATGTGGTCAACATTTGAGCCCTAAGAGAATTGTATTTGAAAAAGATACAGGTATTTTCTTTAAATCTAATCAAGAAATTCTTCTTCTAATTAAACTAAAACAATTAGAAGCTTGTGAATCTGAGAAAAATAAATGGATGCTTTACGCTAATGAAGCTGATAAGCAAATTGGTGAAGAAAGAATAGCATATGATAAATTATTTAGACAATACGTTGCTCTAGAAGGAGTAGCCACAGATTTTGAAAACAAATATAGAGAAGAATTTAGACTACATCAAGAAACTAAAAATTCTTTAACCATTCAAATTGACAAAAAACGCACTTGGATTAAAATGGCAGTTGGATCACTTTTAGTTAATGGAACTTTAATATA